CTTGGAGCAGGCGTAACGAATGACGGGAGCGGGTGGAGTTGCCGTCGGCGTAAAGTAGGACTCATTGATATCCTTCTTCAACGACTGTGCTTGCTCGACCTTCCCCTTGAGCACCGTGTACCACGTTTCGTCGCTACTGTTTCTATTTGAGGCGAGCGTCATATTGGCGTTGGCAATGAACCAACTGAGTAGCTGCATCGCTTCGTGCAGCGCTAAGGCAATACCCATAGCCTCGCCGACCGTGACGTTCATAGGCGTCCGTTCGGTAATCTTCGGCGTGGCTGGTGACGCCAACTCGCAGTCGTCGGCGAACGCGCGCATGCCGTTTAAGCCGTCGACGACCCAACGCAACGCTCCATGCACGACGCGCTTTTCACAACTGGCGACGTTGATGATCGTGCCGGACGACTTGATACGCACGAACTGTTTCGGATCGAACGGCGGCGTCTCGGGCTTGGCGATGATGGGCTGCGGGGTTGCCGCCGGCGCGGGAACTTCGTCATCGTCTTCCGCCATGAAATCCGCTACGTTCGCAATACGCCGGGCATTCGTTGCCCCGGCAGCTAGTGCGTGCCACTCCCGTATCGGCCTGACGATCACTGTTCCGCCGACGTTAATGCCGATACCGCCGTCTTGCGTAACGTGGATACTCGGCGTGCATTGGCTGCGGTCGTCGGACTCACGCCACAATTCTCGGTCGGTGTTTTGTTTTGGATAGTCATTCGTCGTCATCGAGATACACTCCCCATTTCGTAGAACGGTCGGTTAGTTGTTCGTGCGTTATCAAAAGCTGCGGAAGGTCGAAGTCTACAGACGGTCCGCATTCGCATGTCGTATCGAGCGTGTGAAGATCGAACTCGACTACCGGCACGACGTTCACGCTCATTGAATCCTCCTAGTCGGGTACGTGGGACTTGTTCTCAAACCGGCAACGCTCCTTGATGAACGTCAAGTGAATCGTGCCGGTCCAACCGTTGCGTTGTTTGGCGATGATCAACTCGGCGTCGCCTTCCACCTTCTTTTTCTCGTAGTCGCTGGCCGCGTAGTATTCCTCACGATGGACGAACCACACCTGATCGGCGTCCTGCTCGACGCTGCCGGACTCGCGCAAGTGGTGTAGCTTCGGCCGTTGATCCTTGGCGTCGGCGACTTGCCGATTGCACTGAGCCAAACAAAACACCGGGACGTCGAGTTCACGAGCGAGACGCTTCAACCGCTTGGAGATCTGCGCGACTTGCGTTTCGCGCGTCTCTCGGGCGCCGACGTTCTCGGCTTCGATGAGTTGCAGATAGTCGATCATCACGAAGTCGAGCCCGCCTTTACGGTCCCGCTTCATGCGCCGGCACACCGCGGCGATGTCCGTCATGGTCCGGCTGGCCGTGTCGTCGATGCACAAAAGCATCTGCGACATTTCCGTGCTGGCCTTGATGACGTTGTTTCGCTCCCATCCGGTGAGACTTCCGCCCGTGAGCCGGTGTATAGGCACACCGGAAATAGACGCCAGCATTCGCTCGGCAACTTCCAGCCGGCTCATTTCGAGCGTGAAGAGTAGGCCGCGCTTCCCTTGCCCAAGGCAGAGGTTTTCGCAGAGGCTCGTGCAAAGCGCACTTTTGCCCAACGAGGGTCTTGCGGCAACGATAATCAAGTGCCCGGGCAGTACGCGAACCTGCGCGTCGAGATCGTAATACCCGGTCGGCAGTCCGCGCGGCTTCGAGCCGGCGGTGTCGATCATGTTCATCAGGTCGTTGAGCGTTCCGGACAAGTCGCCGACTTGATCGCCGACGCGGTCCTCGCTGACTTGCATCACGCGCGATTCGGCCCGCTCGACCAGCGACTTGATCGCGTTATCCTCTTCGCCGCCGACGTCGAACACGTCGCGGATATTCTCGACCGATGCGTAGAGCAGCTTCCGTTGCACGGCTCGATCGCGAACCGTCGTGGCGTACCACGTCGCGTTGCTGGCAATGGGCGCCGACTCCACGATGTCGAGCAGCATCGGCATCCCGCCGATCGCGTGCAACTCGCCCATGGCCGTGAGCTTGTCGACCAGCGCATTGAGTTCGACCGCCGCGCGGCCGTTGTGCAACGCCATGATCGCCTCGAACACCGTGCGGTACGACGGGTTGTAAAAATGCTCGGGCCTGAGAATGAGCACCACGTCGTCGATCACGCGGAAGTCGAGCAGCATCGACGCGAGCACGCCCTTCTCGGCTTCGGGGGAGTTCGGCGGCGGACGGTCGAAGAGCTTAACCGTGTCGATCGGATCGGCGTCGTGCGCGTGGTCCGTGCGGCGTTGTGGTTGGCGTTTGGCGTCGCGTGGCGGCATCGTTAGCGTGCTCCTTCGTCGGAAAGTTTGCCGAAGTCCGTGAGAAACGCGGCGACGTCGGCATCGGCCGAACCGTTCTGAGCCCGTCCGTGAGCCGCGATCTCTTCCAGTGCCGCGTCGAAGTCGGCTTGCGATGCGTGATCGAAGCTCCCTTCACGCATGAGCTTGGTGAACAATCCGCCGCCGCCGTTACGGCCGCGATTACGGCAGCGGAACGCGAGCCCGGCGATGGCGTCCCGGGTCGCCTGCGAAGCGTCGAACGCCCCTGCCGCAGCGGATTCGTCGATCCATGCCAGCAGCGTGCCGGGGCTCGCCAGCGTCTCCGGTCGAATCCGTGCCAAACAGGCATCGAGAATCGATCTTGAAGAAGACAAAGAAGAAGAAGAAGACGATGAAGAAGAAGAGTTGCCTTTTGGTTCGCGTTTGCTTCGAACCTGGGACGAAGTACCCTTCGCCTTGGATCTCCTTGCGGCACCGGACTTTAGGCCGCCTTCCTGAGATTTCTTGCGATGCTCTTGTCGCTCTTCCCACAAACTTAGGAGCTTTTCGTTGATCCGTTTCCCGCGCCGAACTTTGACGCAACGGCGTACCTTCTCACCGTCGGGCCCGTTCCATCGATCCCCCAGGAGGGAGAGTGCCGCAAGCTCGGCCGGGTCGTTGGGAAGTGAGCACGTTCCGGAGAGCCAAGCGTGAAGCAAGAGGCGCAGGAAGGCGCGTTCTTGGTCGCCGGTCATGGTGGCGATGGACTGACTCGATAGCCAGTCGGCCGGGTAGAACGGGAATGAGGGGTCGCGAACCTTGGCCATTAGCGACCGCCTCCATTCTGCGTCTTGAGCCACCGCACGAACACGGGCCGGCAGATACCGGAACCGAAGCCGCCGCGGCATGTAACGCGCTCGGCGTGGATCTCTTTGCCGTCGAGGCTGATCGTCACGATGCAGTCTTCGCCGACGTCGGGGCGCGTCGCTTCAACCGTGTAGGTCAGCTTCCGATGAACGTAATCGTTTTGGCTGCGTAGGGACTTCACGATGCTTTCTCCAAGATGGCGACGAGTCGGGCGGCCATGGCGGTCGATAGCGATACGCCGCGAAAGATCACGAGCGAGCAGGAACCGCGCGGCTCGCAGCGGTGCTTGCCTTTGTCGGCGTTGAGCAGCTTGCCGAGCTTGGCGGCAAGCTGCACGTCGGCGGCTTCCGGAACTTGTGGCGGCGGGGCTTGTTTCTTGGGACGTTTGGTCGTGCTCACGTAGATGCTCCATCGATCCAGTAGAGAAAGCGGCTGAGTTCCTGTGCCGTGTGCTCGCACGATTTCGCCGTGATGTTGTCTTCGTCGTCGGCGTTCTTGGCCTCGCGTTGCAGAACGGCGATGCGTTCCCGAAGCTCGGAGGCGATTTGTGCGGGTGATGGAGTCATTTGGTTGAGATAACAACCCGCGTCGGCCTAGCGAGCAACGAGCCCATTCGGCCGACGCGAATCGAGACAGTCGGTTATTCCGCCGCTTCGGTTTCCGGCTCTTCTTCTTCGTCGTCGTCATCGTCGGCCGTGACGGTGTCGACCGATTCGATGATGAGCCCGGCGGACTTCTTAGCGAAGCGGTCCAGCGCACCCTCTTCAATCTCCTTCATGTTGAGATTGAGAGTGACGCCGAGCGTCTTTTCCGTGACGCTGACGCTGCTGGTTTGGAACACGCCGACAACTTCGTAGTTCGAGTCGTCCATGTTCTCGAGCGTGCGTTGCTTCGGATCGTCGGACGCTGCAACGGCACCGAGCTTGAGACGACCGGTGAGCCGGCGACCGACTAAGCACTCTTCCATACGCGCGAGCGTGCAGAACTGCCGATCGATCTTGATACCGACGCTCACTGTCTTGTCGCCGATCGACACGTTGCCGCACTTCACGGGGAACTGCACGAGCACCTTGCCGGCGGGACGGCGAGCGGGGCGTCGTTTGGCCTTATTCTTCGTGGCCATAGGAAACTACCTCCTGGGAAATCGCCGTTGCGCTCTACGCTCTTCGCGTTCGAGTCTCGCGGCAGGGTTAAAGGTCGAGTAATCGCCGCCTTCGTCGGGATCCACGGGGTCGAACGTGCCTTTGCACTTACCGCAGTAGCCCATGTCGCCGTCGACTCCTTGGAGCGTGACGAACTTGGACGTGTCGCAAACGGGGCAGCGTGGTTTCTTGGCGGTGCTCATGGTCTATTCATCCCACTTGCGAGACTTGGCTTCGTCACGTTCGGCCAGCGCCGTCTCGTGATCGTCGGCCTGTTGCTTGCAGCATCGCTCTTCGCAACGCGTGCGGAACGCCTTGTCGTCGAGCAGCGCGTTGAGCGTGGCGAGCAACGCCGATTTTTGTTCCGGTTGTCCGCAGTGGAAGCGGGCGCCGTCTACGATCACCATGACGTCGGTGAATCGCAGATCTTCGGGATGGGCGTCACACCCGGGCTCTTCGTGCGTCTTATCCCACCCTTCGCACCACCAGTAAGACAGCGTGATGTCGAGATACATGGGATAGTCGAACTCTTCCGCGTCTATCGCGAAGTCAGTCGTTCGTCGGCTCATGGCGTCCTCTTGTGTATTTGCCGCTCATCCACACGGGGAGCGGCGACCCGCTACTACTCGCTCGGTCGGGCATAACAGAAACCCGCCGAGCTAAGCGTGGTTCGTTAGTCGACGGTCCGTTGCTCGCGCTGCTCAGCGTCGAGGTTGCGTTGATAGACCACGGCGCAGATTGAGCCGGCGGGGAATCCTTGATTGCCGTGCTCGGGATGCGTCAGGTCGTTTTCTGTCGGCGCTTCCGGCGAAACGAACACCGGGCCGATGTAGCGAGCATCGACGCTCTGCCCGCAGGCATCTTTGATGAGCGAAGAGACTTCGGCCGTGTCGGCGTCGAACAGTTCGCCACGCTCCAAAACGTGACGGCTGCCTTGCGTGTTGCCGTCGGCGAGTTGCCGATTCTCACGCGGCTTAGCCGACGTCGGCAGGGACTTCAGCGCGACGATGATCAGGTCGCCCTGATGCGCAACGGACGGCGGATCGAACATCGGGTGCAGTTTCGGATCGTCGTTGACGATTGCCTCGGCGACACCGGAATCAATGGGCTTTTCTACGGTCTTCATGGAAACGAACTCCTGAAACGGATTAACAAACAACACAGAAAACTACGAACGGTGAACCGCGAAGCGATCGAGGCCGTGCGACATCCAGTTCTGCGCCTCATCGCAGTTCTTGATTTCGGCCGGAACGCCGAGCGCGTACTTGCGGCCGGTGGATGGATCGACGCAGACAAACCGCTTGGTTTTGTCCTTGAGCGCGTAGAGGGCTTCTTCTTGCCCATCGCGGTCGTTGCGGCGGCGGTTGGCGACCTTGGCGCCCGACTCGGCGAGATAACGCGGCCAGCCGAATCGCTCGATGCGAACGCGGCGAACTTCGGCGTTCTCTTCTTTCTCGATTTGTTCGAGAGTTTGCGTCTCGGGACGCATGATCGTTTGCTCGTCGACGCGCACGCCTCCGATGGCGTAGATCGACCAGCCGTCGGGATATTGCAGAGCAGGGCCGTTATCGCAGTGCAGGCGTGCGTCAGCGTCGCGATGCAAGACGTTGTGACGCTCGGATACCCAGCAAAGATTCTGATGCGGCAACCACCAACCAGCGGATTGCGAAAGAAGCCATAGCCCGGCGAGCTTCTGTGTTTCCTCGCTCAAGCCCGCGGCGTCGCGAAAGTAGTCGTAGAACGCGAGCCAACCGGCGTCATGTTGACCGTACCAGCTGGCCCAAACGCTGGCCCGAACGCT